ACCCAAATGTTAGAATCATCGTAGTTTCTAAGACTCTTGTCAAAGCACGGGAATTCGTGTACGCGATAAAGCAAAGGTTAAGCCACCCGCGCTGGTTGAAGTTGCAAACAACTTTTGGACCAGAAGGGGGATGGAAAGAAGACTCTGATACCTGGCGTGTTGACACAGTCTATTTGGGAAACGATGCCCGTAATTCATCTGAGAAAGACCCGACAATTCAGGCACTCGGTATGGGGGGTCAAATCTACGGTGCCCGTGCTGACTTAATTATTCTTGATGACTGTATAACTACAGCCAATGCTCACGAACACGAAAAGCAGATTAACTGGCTACAGAAAGAAGTTATTACCCGTTTGGGTAAGAATGGCAAGTTACTGATAGTAGGAACCCGAATTGCGGCAAACGACTTCTACAAAGAACTCCGTGACCCGAAGCATTGGTCAAGCGGTAAGAGTCCATTTACGTATATGGGTATGCCTGCTGTTTTGGAGTATGCGGATAAACCGAAAGACTGGGTCACGCTTTGGCCTAAGTCAGACGTTGCGTGGGATGGCGATGATGAGACACCTGACGAAGAAGGACTCTTCCCAAAATGGGATGGGCAAACATTAGCAAGGCGCAGAGGTGAAGTAACTCCCTCTACCTGGGCACTGGTCTACCAGCAAGAAGACATAACTGAAGATTCTATTTTCCCACCTGAGTTGGTGCAGGGGTCTGTTAACGGTATGCGTAAGAAGGGTTTGTTAAGACCTGGCGCTGCTGGACATCCAACACAAGTTGAAGGGTATACCGTAGTTGGGTTTGACCCTGCTATGGGTGCTGGGCACGCTGCCTTTGTGGCTATGACTTACAACAGGATGGATGGAAAGATTTACATACTGGACTGCCATAATATGTCAGAGCCAAACCCACAGAAGATTAGGCAGGCAATAGAAGACTTTGTTCAGAAATACAAACCGCAAGAACTCAGAGTTGAAATCAACGCCCACCAAAAAGCCTACGCCCTCGATACAGATTTACAGCAATGGCTGGCAACTTATGGCGTTCGCCTCAATGCTCACTTCACTGGAAAAAACAAATGGGACACAAACTTTGGTGTCGCATCTATGTCAACACTCTTCGGAACTGTCGCCAATGGTAAACACCAAAAGAACAATATTATCGAACTCCCTTCTACTGAAGGTTCTGAGGGACTTAAGGCTTTAGTACAACAACTACTTACTTGGAAGCCTGAGACTAGAGGTAAGACTGACTGCGTGATGGCTATGTGGTTTGGTGTTCTTAGATGTCGTGAGTTTATGCAACAGAACTCTGTAGTGCAAAGGTATGCCCATAATCGTTGGGCTACAAGAGCACAGTCACAAAAACGTTATAGTGTTAATCTAGATGAAATGATTGCCGAGCAATGGCAACAAACTTATGGATAGGAAATAGATGCTGTCAATAGAACAAATCTCAGCACGCGTTGAGAATTTACGTCAACGTGCTGCAGAGCGCGATTCGCGCCAACAAGATGTTCTTGCTGTCCGTAAAGGACAGATTGCAACTGTATATCCAGATTTCTTTCCTGAAGGTGTGGATGCAAATGTCGTTGCCAATTTTATTGATATTGTTGCGAGAGACCTTTCCGAGGTTATGGCGCCACTACCAGCAGTTAACTGTTCGGCGGCGAATCAGGGTTCTGACCGCGCTCGTAGGTTCGCTGACACCCGCACTAGGATTGCTGCTAATTATTTTGCTAACTCGGACTTACAAGTCCAGATGTATACAGGAGCCGATGTATACATAACATTTGGTTTCGTTCCTTTCATAGTTGAATTGGACGAAGAAGCAGGGCTGCCGCGTATCCGCATAGAAAACCCAGTGGGCGCTTACCCAGAGTTTGACCGCTATGGACGCTGCATTGCCTTTGCAAAACGTTACTATATGGCTGTTGGCGAAATTGCCTCACAGTTCCCTGAGTACGCAAATATCTTACTTGGTAAAGAAATGTACCGAGCAGATATGACAGCACAGATTGAGATTGTTCGTTATTACGACAAAGAACAATCTGTGTTATATGTTCCTGAGCGTAACAATCTATTACTATCTCAAGCGAAAAATCCTCTTGGTAAGATGATGGTTATTGTTGCTAGGAGACCATCCATTGATAATGAGATGCGTGGACAGTTTGATGACGTGCTCGGTATTCAGTTGCTTCGTAACAGGTTCGCATTACTTGCGATGGAAGCAGCGGAGAAGTCCGTGCAAGCACCAATTGTCCTACCATCAGATGTCAATGAACTTGAAATGGGTGGCGATGCTGTTATTCGCACCGCTAACCCTGCTGGTGTACGCCGTGTTGATTTAAATATTCCACCTGGAGCATTTACTGAGCAGGCTTTACTACAGCAAGAATTAAGATTAGGAACACGTTATCCAGAAGGACGTACTGGAAACATTGATGCCAGCATTATCACAGGACAAGGTGTGCAGGCACTTATGGGAGGCTTTGACACACAGGTCAAGTCTGCTCAGGCTATTTTTGCTTCAGCGCTTAAAGATGTTATTTCTGTTTGTTTTGAAATTGATGAAAAGTTTTTTAACTATCAAAAGACTATTCGTGGTGTAGATGCTGGTTCTCCTTACTCTATTGAGTATACTCCTGGCAAAGATATTAAAAATGACTACACAGCCGATGTTCGTTATGGAATGCTTGCTGGTCTTAACCCAGCGCAGGGTCTTATCTTTATGCTACAGGCTTTGGGCGGCAAACTTATTTCTAAAGATTTAGCGCAACGTGAATTACCATTTGGTATTAACGTTACGCAAGAACAAGAAAAAATTGAAGTAGAAGATTTACGCAGTGCGTTAATGGCCTCACTACAACAGTACACACTTGCTATACCGCAGATGGCGGTTCAAGGTGGAGACCCTACGGATATTATTCGTAAGATTGCTGGAGTTATTAAGTCCCGTCAAAAAGGACAGGCTCTTGAAGATGCTATAGAAAATATCTTTGAGCCAGAAGAATTACCTCCTGCTGGGGCTACTTCTATGGTCGAGCAAACGTCCCCTGCTCCCACAGCGCCAGCAGGAGGCGCTCCTCCTGAAGGTGGTCAAGGCGGGGCTTTACAAAGTTTATTATCTAGTCTAAGTGCTAGTGGAAAAGGAAGCGCTAGCGCAAGAACTGTAATGCGGAGGTAGTTATGGCACAACGTAAGAAAAAACCACAACCACGAATCCGTAAGCCACGCACAGTAGAAAATGAACAATATACAGAGTTAGAAATGTATTGTATTTGGCTTAATGAATACTATAAGTCTTTGCTTAAGGCAGGATTTAAAAGCGAGTTAGCGTTAAGTTTTGTAATGGAAAAATCTTCTTACCCAAGTTGGGTAGCGTATAAAGCGCCTACCGATGAAGAGTTAAAGAAATATTTAGATGAAGAGGATGAAGACTAATGCCAAGAGGCGGTTATAGACCATCAGCACCACAGAATAGTCCATCTAATGTTTCAGCAACTGGCGGTAATGGACAAAGCGGTAGAGCAACTCAACCTGCTCGTTATATTCCAGGTATGCGCGATGGCACAACTACAAGTAAAGAAGTTTACGAAAATCAAACTAAAGCAAAAATGCAAGGTAGTCCAACTGGTGGAATGGTTCGGGAGATGCCTGTTGACCTAGATGCACCTACTGGTCGTCCTGAAGAGCCTGGTACTGCTGGTATTGACCGCGGTCCTGGTATTGGCTCTGCAGCATTTTCTATGGACTTGCCTGTGACTAAACCGAGCCTTATGGCTACGCTACAAAAGTTAGTTCAGTTTGATGACTCTGGAGAAGTAGAGTTAATTTTGCGTTCTAAATTAGACGGCGGTATGTCCTAATGCGCTATGTCGCACCAGTTGTGGCAGAGGTAAATCCAAATTTATATTCGGCTGCTTTAAGAGCAAATCTGACGCCTGGAGAAGGTAATCAGATTGAGCAAATGAGTTGGGCGATTAAAAAAAATCGTGAACTAAATCGTTTGCCAGTAGAAGAAGCACGAAAAAGATATGATTCATTAGACCCAGACATTCAAGAAACTCTTAAGTTTTTTTATAGTAATTCTGAATATATGAAAGAGCCCCCAACTTTTTCTGATAGAGCAGTTGGTGCACTTAAATTTGTAGGTAAAGTTGCAGCGAGCCCACTTATTTCATTATTTAAAGTTGCTGGTGGTTACAATCGTATATTAAATACACCTTATTTGGTTACTCGCCAGATTGCTCAAGGCGAAGAAATCTTTGATGCAAAAGTTTGGTCTGATGCTTGGGACGGCAGAGACATTTATGACAATGGTGCTTTAGCAGAAACTATAGATAATTTTGGTAAAGAAAAAGTATTTGTTGCTAAGCAATTGCTACAAGGTAGACGCCCAGGCGAAATACTAGAAGCCTATGGAAGTTTAACCCCAGGTATTGTTAGTGCAGTTACTGAAGCATTCAATGACCCTGATAGTTTTAAGCAAGTAATGGATGCAACTAAATACGCACAAGTATCTCCTGGCAGAGATTTTGTTCGTATGTTTGACACTAAACCACCTAAAAATGGTGGACCTTCTGGCGATTACATTGATGGCACAACTAAAAATGTTTCTGGTGCTATTGATTTTATGTATCAGATTATTATTGACCCATTAACTTGGATTACTGGTGGAACATCTAAGGCTATTACTCGTGGCAGCCAACTAGCAGATATGGCTACTAAGATGATGAACGCTGGGGATACTTCTGGTGTAGCAGTAGCCCGTGTGTTTCAAGATGACGGTGTTCGCAAACTATGGGATGAGCAATTAGGTAAAGACTTAAAGCGTTTAGCCGATGCTACCGATGATGCTCAAAGAGCAGTCGTTCGCAAATACATTGGTCGCCGCTATACAGGCTATAACAATGATGAAGCAATTGACTTTTTTGTCCGCAATAAAATGTTTAATGCTGAAAAAGCCCAAGAAGTATTTTCTGATGCCGAAAACACAATGCTTCTTTTATCAGGACGTCTTGATGGTATTTCTTTTAAGCGCAATGGTGTTGCTACAGCCCGTAATCAACGTCGTTTAACCTATGGCTTTAACAAAATATTAGATGATGTTTTTAATGCAACTACAGGTTCTGCTTTATCTGTTCGTAAAACAACAGATGAGTTAAATGCAAAAGGCGAAGAAGTATTTAATGTTTTATCTAAAAGCGGAGAAGAAATAGATAAGGCTGTTAACCCAGCAATTAATCAACTTTTAGATATTGAGAAAGATGTTTCTAAATTTCGTAAGATGTTACTAGGCATTGGAAGACTTGGAGCACGTAATCCAGGCGGACAATTTATTATGGTTGGCGACAATGCTATTAAAACAGCAGACACTTTCCGCATTATGGCAAGACAAGTTTTAAGCAGAGATTTAGCAGAGTTTACAACACAGAAGTTTTTAAAATCTAGTGAAGATGAACAGGTTGTTATTATACGCAACCTATATGGCGCCATTATGATGCGTTCTGGATTACACGGCAATCCTATGGGTAATGAATTTATGGAAGAAATTTTAGCAAAAACTTTAAATGAAAAGGCTGGCTTTACAACTACTTCAAGAACTGCTATTTCTGATGATATTGCTAAATTACTTAGCCCACATACTGTGCGTGTTCAAAATGGGCAGTCAGAATTGCTTCGTTCTGGCGCTATTCAACCATCACAGTTAGCAAGTGCAATAGCGCCATTGCCTTATGAAGAAATTGCTTCAGTTGCATATCAAGTAAAATCTAAACAAAGCCTTATTTATGCAATAGGTGGTGCTACTCAAAATCGTTTAGCCCGTAATTTTGTAGATTTTTGGTCTATCTTTACTCTTTTTCCACGTTTAGGTATTCGTTCAGCAATTGACGAAGGTTTTATGTACGCAATTTCTGCTCCTGCTAAAGACATATTAAATTATGCTAAAGGAACAGGAAGAAAATTTGGTCGAAGCACTACTGCTTATACTGGCTCACCTGATGCTACACCTTTAATTACAGATAAATTCCGAAAATTAGTAGGAGCAAAAGTTCCTGTTAGTGAAATTTCTTTAGCAGAACGTAATACTTTGCTAGATAATCTTGTGACTGAGTTAAACGACCTTAATAAACTATCTAACGACTTGGCTTTAGCGCCTTCTGAAATAATGCACGTTGCATTAAATAAAAAAGTTGCTGAGCGTGCATCTATTTTTCTTAAAGGCTTGAGCGATGAAGATAAAGCCTGGTGGACAGAGTTAATGATTCATCATCCAGATACTTTAGGCGCAATGGCATCTTCTGTTGCTACTAAAACTATTAGCGGAAAATTAGATGAACCCTTTACAACGGGTCAAATAAATATATCTGAGTTAACTCGTGCTTTGAATATAGTTTCCGATAGATTGCGCGAGGCAGGTAGGCTTGGCAAAAAAGATACTTTAAAATATGGTGACTATAAAAAAATAGAGATTGATGAGTTAAGAAAGACAGACCCATTATATTTAACCATTGCTCATTTTGATAACTGGTTTATTCGTTTTGCAGTACCTCGTCAACACGGCGCTTTAGAATTAGTAGATGGCTTTAAGGTTGCACCTGCTACTGTATTTTTTCAAAATCGTGCTCTTAAAACACCTGAAGATTTAAAAAGAGGCGTTGGGCAAATTATGCAAAGCGTTGGCGTAGAGTTTGTTGGAAACGCATACCGCATTAAAAAAGGCGCCGAGCCATCTATTCAAAAGTTTTTGTCATATTTTGGTGATACCGTTACTTATCGTCAGCAAGGATTGCCTGATGAAGAAATAGTTCGTATTTACGCTGAAGGTATGTTAATTGATATGCGTAATACTTTTCACGGTACTTCTGATTTTGGTCGTTATAACGAAGGTTTATTTAATGCTATAAGGGATAAGCACGATAATCTTTTAATGAAGGTAGAAGAACGCAGACAACTTAAGGGCGCAATTATACCTACATTTGAAACAGAAACTAGCCTATGGCAGAAGTCTGCAGCATCTGTAAACATAGATGAATTTGATGACTTAACAAAAGGTTTTTCTTTAGATGGTTTTATTAATACTCGTATTGATTTTCAAGAGTTTACTGATTTTCCTTCAGCGTTTCGCGCTGTAGGAAATAACTTAATGGAGATGATGGATAGGCAACTAACTTCTATTCTTCGCCAACCTATTGTTTCTGTTACTTATTTAAAATATCGTAAAGCATATTCTGGTTTACAGCGTGAATGGGTTAGCCAGTATATTGCTAAACAAAAGGCTGCTTTTCCAGATAAATATAAAACTTCTGATGCAACTATTATGCTTGAGAGAAGAGCCGAACTTTTAGGGCAGAAGCGTTTTGCTGAAATAGGAATGAATGAAGCAGTAGACCAAGTTCTTAAGTTTGCTGATAACCCTTCAATTCGAAGTAACTTTGCTTTATCGGTTCGTACAGTTGGTCGTTTTTATAGGGCTACTGAAGATTTTTATCGCCGTGTATATCGCCTTAAAGATGTTACACCACAAATGCTTTATCGTATGCGTTTAGCCCACGTAGGACTAAATGCTAGTGGTGATGTATATGAAGATGCTGATGGCAAGAAATATGTAATGATGCCTATGGATAATGTTATTTTTAAGGCAACAGACACTACCCTTCGTGCTTTAACGGGACAATCGGATTCATTATACAAACAACCATTGTTTAACGATTTTACTTTTAAACTAGAATTTGCTAACCCTTCTTTTGCTCCAGAAGCAGGTGTGCCACAGTTTAGCGGTCCTATTGCAGCACTAGGGGTTATAGGAATTAAAAATTTCTTAGGTAATTTTGATAATCCAATAGCACAAAAAACTGCTGAGAATATTGACAACTTTGCATTAGGTTCAATTGGCGACAACATTACAGTTCGCAGGGCTATAGTTCCAAGTACTTTAGCAAAACTTTATACAATGATAGACCCTAATGAAAAAGATAGACAAGAAGTTACTGCTGCTATGCAAGCAATTGCATACAATGCAGCCAATGGTATTTATTTAAACCCTAATGCTTCTAATCAAGAAAAGGCTGACTATTTAAAAAATATTAGAATTAGCGCACACAATGTATTGTTTATGCGTTCTGCTTTAGGTTTGGTTTCACCAATTGCTCCTTCTGTTCAAGAGAGCCAAGGAGTTCCAGACTATTTATTAGATGTAGGTATAAATGGATTACGCCCAGAATTTTTCGATATATTAGAATCTATACAAACAAAATACGGCAGTGATATTCAAGACCCATTTGAAATGGCATTGAGTATATTTACTGGTCAGTATCCTGGAAAGATTGTTTATACTGTATCTCGTAATGAGAATCAAACTAAAGTTCTTATTAAGTCTACAGATGAGATGAAAAATTGGGCTTTAGAAAATCGTAAGTTAATTAAAACGTATGGAGAAGCAGCCTATATATTTGCTCCTCGCACTGGCGAGTTTAATGCAGCAGCCTATAACTGGATGCAGGCTAATGATTTAGTTAAGGACAAAGATTTAGAAAAGTATTTTGATGATGTGCAAGTAGCAGAAGATAAACAACGTTACTATGATGTTGCTTCTTGGGAGCGGGAAAAACTAGCCAGCGAAGGCAGTATTTCAGAACGTAGATTTATTATTGATGCTTCTACTGCAGCACGCGCTGGCTTAATTGATTCTAACCCATTGTTATTAGAGGCTATTACTGGCGGTGGTAATGAAATTGCTACTGAGCAATCTATGATGAGAACAATTCGTGAGATGATAAATGATGTTAATGCTCCGATAGATGAGGCTTCAAGATTACGTATGCGAACTGCATTGCAGGCAGTAGATGATTTCTTGGCTTTTTCTGAAAGCCCAGATGTAAGAGCGTTATACAATGCTTCTGCTTTAAAACGCGAATACCGTCAAAACGTAGAGCGTATTTTATCTGATTTAGGTTCTGGTGATTTTGCTGTGCGTGAAGCATCTCGTGCAGTGTTTAGGTCTTTACTTTCATACTACTCTCGTGATTCCTATAAGGCGGTTCCATAATGGCTGAAAATAAAATACCAACACCTTCTAAAGAAACTCAACTTTCTTGGCAGCGATTAGGTCCTGGTAATTATAATCTTATTTTTGACACAGAGAAAAAAAAGTGGCGTGTTATAAAAAGAGGCGATTTAAAGCCTAATCAAATTTCTTATAATGATTGGTCTAGCGGAACAAAGACCTACGAAGAAAAAGGTCCTGGGCAAGGTGGCGCAGGCCCTAACTATCAGGGTAAAACTGATGATGAAATAGCAGTAGAAAATGCAATTACTACTGCTACTATAACTATGGGCCCTAGTGGTCCAGTAATTAACTTTACTGTACCTAACCCTAAAGACCCTAAGGGCGACCCAGTTACTTATCAAGCATATCTTTATGTAGAAGATTCTGCAGCAAAAAGTCCAGATGAAGCCAGAGAAGGCAAGGGCGGACTTAACTTTACATTTGATAAAACAGATTCTGGTAGAGATAAACACTTAGCAGATTTATATAAAAAATATGAGAACCGTCAGGCAATCGTAGACCGTCTTTATCAGGCTGGTTATTTAAAGACTAATAAAAATGTTTCTACAGATGATATGTTAGTAGCCCTTGATGCTGCTGCTGGTGAATATACAGTAGACCAAGTAGAAGCCTATAAGGCTAAACAGATTAAAGAGTTTTCTACTTTTGATGATTGGCTAGGATTAAAAAAAGGTAGTGCTAAAAGTCTTGCGGGAACTAGAACTAGTACACAAATTACAGAGTATAGTGACACAGATGCAAGGGCTTTAATTAACGATGTTATTACAAGTCTTATGGGCAGAGGCGCATCTGATAAAGAATACGAAAAGTTAGTTCCGTTAGTTCAAAAGAAACAAAGAAAAAATCCACAACTTATTAGTACTACAACAGATGTTGAAGGCAGAACTGTTGCTACTAAAACTAAGACTGGTATTAACGAACAACAATTTTTAATTGAAAAACTATCTCAAAGAGATGAAGCAAAAGCAACAAGAATTTTAAGTTACTACGATGCCTTTAAACAAGCGATAGGAGTTAAGTAGTGGCTGAAATAGAAGAAAGTGGAATTCTTGTAGATGATGGTGGCATATTAGGTGGTGTTGCTAATAAAACTATTGAAGAAATCTTTCGCCTTATAGAAGAAGAGTATGGCGATATTGATGATATTTTTGCTACTGACCCTGAACTGCAAAAACTATTAATAGATGCTTTTCAAGGTAAGTTTACTCCTGCACGTTTTTATAATGCTGTAACACTTACTAAGTGGTTTAAAAGTAATGCCGAGGGAATTCAAAAACGCGGATTTTATAAACGCATCTATGAAGATTTAACTAAAGGTTTAGACCGCAAAGACCCAAACTATAAAGAAAATGTAAGAAAAGTTGCTGGTAATACCGAATACTTTAGAGGGCTAGATTCTTTTGAGGCAGAGTTAGAAAAAACTCTTACTGAAAAAGGTATTAAATATACCCAAGAACAATTGTCTTCTTGGGCAGAAGAAATATATAATGGTGCTAATGAAAAAAATACAAATTTTATAAGTAGATTTTTAAACCGAAAGATTACTTTTGGAGCAGATGCACCTGCTGGTGCTGCTGCAGATAATATTGCAATTTTACGTGAATATGCTGCAGATATGGGCCTTGACCTTGAAAGAGATTATAAATCTTCTTTGTCTGATTGGCTTCAGAGGCTAGACCGTGGTGAGTCTGTTCAAGTATTTAAAGACCTCATTAGAGATAACGTAGCAGCAACAGAAGGTAAGGTTACTGGGGATTTAGTTAGACGAGGATTAACCTTAAAAGAAATCTACCAGCCATATAAAACATTAATGGCATCTACGTTAGAAATTAGTCCAGAAGAAATACAACTTAATGACCCTTTATTACGTAGTGCTATTAGTCAAGATGGGCAATTAAATTTGTTTGATTGGAAAAAACGTCTCCGCACTGATAAGCGCTGGGAATTTACCGAAACAGCAAGAGAGGATGTTTATGCAAGTACGTATAAAATCCTTAAAGACTTTGGATTTACGGGGTAAATAAAATGGCAGAAAAAAGATTTTCAAGTGCTTCATACATTGATATTCCTGCGGAAAATTACTATACAACAGCAGATGACCCAAACAAACTAGGCTTTATTCAACGTGGCGGTTTGTATAGAGATGGCAAAGGTTTTACAGGATATGCCCCTGTTATTTATGAAGGTAAGTTTAGCGGAAAACAAAAACTATACATCAATGGTATTGCTGCTGAAGGTCTTATCAATGACAAGTTTTATCGTGGTGGCGATGAATTAACTAAAGAGCAAATTCAAAAACTTCCAGTTCAAACTATTTCCGCAGTTGCTGGTGAACTTGCAGCCCTTGGGCTAAGAACCCCTACTGGTCGTGGCGATGTTGAAGGTACAGAAGCGTTTGTAAGAGATGCTGCTGCTGAAACAAAATTTTATGCAGACTTTAGAAAAGTTATGGCAAGAACTTCCAAGCAGGCAAAACCAGCGCCAGCAAATGCAGCAACAACTGGAGGCTTCGGTGGCCCAGGTGGAATTACTGGTTTCGTAAAAGGTAGTAAAGAATACTATGATTACTGGGCAAATGCCTCAGATGAAGCAATTTTCAGACTTACAGGTGGCGTAAATAAAGAAGGCAGACCAGCCTCAGCATTTGGAATTAACGACTTACTGCCTCCTGGTGAATCAAAGTATGTTGATGGTGAATACACAGTTGTTAGCAAAGGCGGCGGCACACCTTTTGGAAGTGTGTTTGGCGCTGGTCGTACTGGTGGTACTGACGATACTGGTGGCACTGGTAATAATAATACAGACGGCGCAGCAACCAAGGCTCTTTTAGAATTTGAACAATCACAGGCTACTGCAGCGCTTCAGGAAAAACGACAGTCTGCTTATGATGCTCTTAAAAAAGAATTTACTAAGTATGGAATAGGTAGTCTTGTAGACTCAGTCAAAAATCTTATTCTTACAGGTAGTTCTCCAGAAGAAATGGTTCTCAAACTTAGAGAAACTCCTGAATATTTAAAGCGTTTTGCTGGCAATAAACTACGTTTAGATGCTGGTTTAAATGTTTATGATGAGGCTACTTATTTAGATTTAGAAAATGCTTATGACCAGATATTTACATCTTATGGTGTAGAAGAGGCAGCAGGTAATACTAGGGCTGCACGGCAAGCAAAGTATGCTGAGTTTATAGGTGGTACTAAATCACCAGATGAGATTAAGGGTCGTGTTCAGTTGGCAGTTTTAGCATCGCAAGAAGATGCTGTAACAAAGGCTACTATGAAAGAACTTTATCCTATGTTAACAGATAAAGACCTTGTGTCTTATTTTCTTAATCCTAAAGAAACTTTACCTAAACTTGAAACTAAGATTCGTGCTGCACAAGTTGGTGCTGCTGCTGTTCGTCAAGGATTAGTTACTAATGTGGCTACAGCAGAAGAATTGGTTGGTTTAGGAGTTACTGAAGAAGAAGCAGAGAAGGCTTATTCTGCTTATGCTTATGATAAACCACGAATAGATTTACTTTCAGGACTTGACCCTACAAAAGATAATCAAGTTAATCAACAAGTTGCAGAAGGTGCATTGCTTAAAAATCTAGCATCAGAACAACGTAAGTTAGATTTATTAAAACAAAAAGAACTTGGCAGATTTGGTGGTAGCGCAGGCGCTGCTCGTAATCTTTCATTAAACCGCGAACTAGGCGGTACATACTAGATTCCTGACACGGACCGACCAGCCCCGTGCAGTGTACAAGACTGGTAGCAAGAGCCAGCCTGCCCTCCCCTGAGCAGAACTGTGGCTTGCGACTAACAACGAATAGAAAGGGTGGTTGCTATGAGCAACAACTACTGGGATGACGAAGAAGAAGAGGTAGAAGTACCTGAACATCAACTAGATGGCGATGCTTTAGTCAAAAGACTAAGGAAAGCCAAACGTGCTGATGAGAAGCGTATCAAGGAACTCACCGAACAACTTGAAGGATTCGTCAAGGAAAAGCGGCATCAAACTGTCTCCGAAGTCCTGGCTAAAAAAGGAGTAAACGCTAAGGCTGCACGCCTTATTTTGAAAGATGTAGAGGATGCCACAGAGGAATCTATTGATTCTTGGCTCCGTGATAACGGAGATTTAA